GTCCATGGCTTTCATTTGGTACTCGTCGCGCATACGAATAGCCACTTGGCGCTGTGAGTCTAACTCTTTGGTTTTTAGCTTCTCGGCATCTAACTCTTTTTTGTGCTGCGCTTTTAGGTCATCAATTAGCTCTTTTACCGCCTCTTTGTCACCTGTCTCTACTGCTTCAGACTCCATAACAAGCGTTTGGGCTTCTTCAGGTAATTGACGTAATGCTCTTAAATCGCGGTAACCTAACTTCATTTGCTGAGCTGCTTCGAAAAATTCTTCACCGAACTGTTGAAGATTGCGAAGTCGGTTATCTATATTTTGCGAATCGGTGTGCAAAAAATGTTTGCAGCATTCGTCCCAAGTCGTAACTGTTACGAGTTCGCCATTTTCATTAGAATAAGTTAGTCCTTTGTAACTCTTAGATTCTTTTATTTGTTGAACAACCTTTAACTCCGTAACAGTTACGAGTTTTCCTATAAAGTTGAAAGCTTGAATTTGACCAAGTTGTAGAAGTGAATCTTGCTTCGAGGCAAGTATCTTAGTCGCTTCGACTGTAGCTTGCTGTTGTTGGGGTGATAATTCGGTTGTCATACGATTGCTCCGTAATTTTTACGATCTTGTTCAAGTTGCATAGCACGCTGATTAATCGCCAGTTGTGCGCTGTTGGCGATGGTGATAAGGGCAGGCCCCAAACGTACTTTGTTTTGGTCCCATGGGCAGTGCTCAGCAAAACCTGCATGGATCAGATTTTTAATAACTGACGTTGCTTGTGGTTGACTGATACCCATACGCTTGGCTAGTTCGCCAGGGCGCATACCATCGGCTTCATGACCACTTAACGCTTTAATAGCGTTCAAACCACGTTGCATGGTGGTTGATAGGTATTGTTCACTCATGCTGGCACCTGCTGAGTTTGGTAAAACTCTTTTAGCTCTCTTACACAGCTTGGACAGGCGCTATCTATGTCGATATGGCTGGTTTTAACTTGTCGCCAACCCATGTGATTAGCAGCTGCTATAAAGGAGTTTTTCGCTATGGTGCCGTGCTCTTTGCGTTTACAGCAGTTGCACTGCAAAGTGAACGTTGCAACAAACATATCCAGCTGCTCAGTGGTGATAGGCTGAGTTAGTAAAATCGTGTTTTGTAAATTTGCTTTTCTACTTGCAAAGGTTGTTTTTTGGACAAAAACGCGTTTTTTAGATAGATCTTGGTCTTTGATGGTCATGGTTTTTTCCTTAATTAGAGACGTTCTGGATCGGGGCTGAGGTCAAAACTTGTTTGCGGTTCATCTAGCTTTTCAGCTTCAAGTTTTTGATAGGCGAGTTGTTGCATAAGCAGCACGATTTGTTCTGCGACATATTGTGCATTGCCTGCACCTTCTTCTAGCTGCATAACCATACCGATCACTTGATTAGCGAATTGATTTAAGTGTGTAAGGTTACTGCTACTAGGCTTTTTGCCTTTGGGCATATCCACAATGAGTTTATCTAGACTGTGTGCCATATACATTAACGGGTATTCGCGCCCAGTAGCTGCCATATAAGGAATCAGTAAGCTGGTGGGCATATCGCCGCTGCCTAAATGTTTATAAAGCATATCAGTACTAATTCCTGTGCGGTCTGCAATACGTGGTACGCTCATTTGACGTGTCGCTTGTGCATGCTCTTTACATAGCTGAAGGGCTTCAGGCAGGCTTCGCGCAACAATACGGCCCCACTGACGGCGTTTTGGCTTAGTCATAACATGCTCCAATTTGCAAGCTTGAGCAGGTAAAAAACACGTTCCAAAAATAAACAATTTTTAGAACTTCACATTTAATACCCCTTAACACTAGGCTGAATAAAACACCGTAACTTGAGGGGAAAACATGCAAAATTACACTGTACAAAATGTGTTGGTTTGGCTCTGTATTGACGATAAACCCATGCCCAACATTACGTTTACGGCTTGTAGTGCTGTAACACTTAAGCATTTGATTATTGACTTGAGCCGCAAGCGGTATATGCAGCGGCGTATTACTGTGCGCACACTGTATAAGCAGCGTAGCAATCAGTTGCTGACCTTGCTGTGGTTGTGTGAGCAGCGACGAGCGCATTTTAATCATGGTTCTGGTCCTTTGGTTGACTTAGTTCTTAACTGGTTACTTAAGCCTTATGAGGCGAGTAATTGTTTAAGCTCTTCAACACCTTGTTGTCTCTGTTTACCTTTTAAAAACCTAGGGCGAGAATATGACTCAACATGTGGAAAAACTTCTTCAACAGATTTATCAAGGAGTTTAGAAATGGCTTTTGCAACGCGAAGAGATTGTGTATGCCCACAAACTACGCCAGAAACAGTAGCAAGATTGACGTCTAGCGCATCAGCAAGCATTGAAAGGGTATAACCTTTAGCTTTAATAGCTTGTTTAATTTCTTGTGCTTTCATAGTACATTACCTTTTGAAGTAACCCTTTTATGTGGTTTTGGCGAACAGTACATAAAACGGTTTAGTTAAGATTCGGGTCAAGTATAGGGTTCATATGTGAACCCTGTCAATAATAAAGATAAACATATGAAACCTTTTTTGTTGCAAGAAAGAGAAAGGCTTAACCTAAAGCAAAAGGATGTCTTTGAGTCTATAGGTGTAAGTAAGGTCACATACTACCGTTGGGAATCGGGCTCTCCGATACCATCTGATAAGCTAGCAGAACTAGGGAAGATTGGTTTCGATATTCACTTTGTAGTAACTGGCGAGAGTTCAAAAAAGTTTGAAAGTGAAGAAAAGGTGTCTAAGGGTTCAGAAGTGAAACGTCTAGTTAAGCCTGATGAGTCAGATTTTCTACCTTCGAATTTATTTTATGTACCAGTAATTGATGTGGAAGCTTCAGCTGGTCACGGTTCAATAGTTGTAAATGAAGCCTATACTGAAAAGAGTATGGTGTTTGATTGCCATTGGTTATCTAAACGAAATTTAAATAAAAATAATTTAGTGGTTATTACAGCTAAGGGGGATAGTATGCACCCAACTATCCTCAGTGGTGAGCCATTAGTGGTTGATACATCTCCCTTAGATAACTTTGTAGATGGTATATACGTAATAGATTTAGATAGTCATTTGTTGGTTAAACGCTTGCAAAGGCAGTTTACCGGTGGAATTAAAATACTATCAGATAACCCAGCATACGAACCTCAATTTGTCCCTCAAGATAGTTTAGATCAACTCCATATTGTTGGTCGAGTTGTTTGGATGGGAAAGGACTTGTAAACAATACATGGAACCTCTAGGGCAATGCAATAAGCAAGGATGCGGCAACACATTTCAGTTACCCCTCCTTTAAATTTTAAAAAAATATTAGGAACTGCTATGGCAATAAAGCATGTAATTGTTCATCAAGTCAGGCGTGACAATACTGGCGACAAATTAACAATTCAACTACGTGATAAAGAAAATAGCCTTGATGGTTTAGCTGGTAAGCTATCTGAAGATTTGCTTGAGTTATTTAGTAGTGCAAGCCTTAGTATTGGTGAGTTTCAGGTTTTGGACGATAAAGAAGCTCAACCTGTTTTTGAGCAAAAACTGAATAAGTTTTATGACAACAAAGACAATTGTGCAAACTTCCCTGAACTAACTAAAGTTCTTGCAAGGCGATATGAAAGTATACTTGTAAGTAAGCAGTTAACCTCGGTAAAAGGTGGGTACTTGGTGTTTTATCACTATGAAACCCGAGGGGATAACTGGTTAGCAGTAGCAATACTAAATAAAACGGATGGCATTGATATTTCTAATAAACTAGATGTTATACCAAGTCAGGTTTTAGATTTGAAAAAATTACATCTTGGCGCTGCTATTAATCTAACACAGTGGCAAAGTGGCCTAAGTACACGTTATATCCGGTTTAGAACAGGCCTTGCTGTTGAGGTAAGGGATTATTTTGAAGAGTTTATAGGCTGTCAGCGTGATAAAGAGGCCGCTAAGCAAGAAACTAAAGCGCTCAAAAAAGCGATAAGAGGCTTTGCTAAAGAAAAATATGATTTTACAGATGAACAAATATCAGGGAAGATCACAGCCGCACACGACTTCATAACAGAGCAACAAAAACTAGGCAATCAAGTTCTTTTAAGCCAACTTGCAAATCGTGTTTTCCCTGATAAGCCAGACGAGTTTGTAAAAAATGCGCGAGATAAATTTGATTTACCAGAGGATCTTGCTATTCATAAGCCTAGCTTACGCTCCTATAAGAAGATTTCAGGGCGTGGTAAAGGAATGGCAATTAGCTTTGATAGTGATATGCTTGGTAAAGAAGTACAATACGAGAACGGAATACTCACTATTAAAAATATACCAACATCTTTAAAAGCGTCTTTAGATGAAGAGATTGCAGCAAGAGAGAAAGATTTAGAGTAATCATGTCTGCCAACATAACCGATGTTTACAGTATAGTTTTTAATAGGCTCCAAAATAAAGTTTTTGGGGCTGACACTGTTACGGGCTGGTTACAACTTGATGCGCAGATGCTCACTTTCTTAAGCAAACTCGAAAATGCTGAACTGACCGATGGTGGGTCATACGAATACACTAAAGCTAACAAACCATTAGGAGAAAAAGCTTTAGAGTTTATTGATGAAAAGTTTTTTGCTGAAGATGTTCTTTTTAAGGTAGAGCTGCACCGTAAGAAAATTCATAGTCGCTTTGTTGTGTGTAACAACTGGAATGAATTATTAGCTTATGAAGAATGCGTAAAGAAACCTGTAAACAGTGTTTTTCTAATTGAGGCAAATGAGGTTTTTGATGCAAATAGCGGCTCTGAGAAATTTATTAATTACCAAAATGTCAGTAAAGTTTTTACTTTAATTCATAATCTGGCGAAGGAAACTGAGGGGGGAGATAGAACAATCTTCTATGAGCGGCCTCTCGCATTTGAATTCACTTTATCAGAGTCAGACCTAGACCACCCAATTGATCTTGATGTTTTAGATAAAATCCTTAGTAAAGATTTACACAAAGAGGCTATCACCTGTTTGCTTTGCAAGGAATTAGTGAGCTTTTTAAAAGATGTTGATGTAAAAAAACGTTTTAGTTATTTAGTACAACACTTGAGCTCGTTAATTTTTAACGTTCAACTGAGCTACCAAGGGTATGTTGAAAACTACACTTTCGATAAGGTAAGAAAGGAGTATCAAGAAAAGCGCTCTGAATATACTCAGAAAGTTTATGACGTATTTGATAATGTAGCTACAAAGCTTTTATCACTCCCCGCCGGTATTTGGTTTGCTACAACTCAAGTTGAAGCTAGCACATTTGGGAGTATGGAATTTGCTAAAAATGTGACGGTGTTAGTCACTGTTACTTCCCTTGTAGCGATCTTAGTATTCAATCTTTTCGGGCAATTCTCAAACCTTAAAATACTAAAAAAAGAATACGTTAGTGTATTTGAGCAATTAGCTTTAAATTTTGAAGATGAAGCAGATGATATTCTCAGAGCAAAAGGTGAAATCTTAAGTGCAGAAACAAAAGTACAATTGAAACTGGGCTTTTCTATATTTGTTTCATTTGTCTTGCTAGGGTTAACATTTTGGTTATTTTGTAAAGCTTATAATTGAGTCTCTGGAACTATATGCGAGTAATGCCAAAAATAATTAATAATAATTATTATCCAATAGAAAAGTTATTATTGATGTTTAGGGAGCACCCAAATTTAGTTTTTGTAGGTAATGACTCACCCTTTAATCAATTTCCTGAATTAGTAAAAAGCTATGAAATTTTACTTGAAGCAATTGGTATAGATTTTAGTGATTTTCATGATGAAGATAAGCGACTAGAAGGTACCAAGATTTTAAACCAACTAACTAGAGATGAGTTCATTAATGAATGGAGACCAATAGCCCACAGAGTGGAGCTTGATGACTCTGGTGTTAATGCCAAAGTTCGCTATAGGAATGTTGCATATAATCTGACTAGCAAAGGTTTGGATTTGGTATTAAAGCTTGAAGCTCATAATGACGCCGAACGCAGGCATAACGATACTCATAAACACAATACATTAATGCGCTGGATTGCAGGTTCTTCTTTTCTCTTATCACTAGTGGCTGTTAGTGTCTCAGCATACTTGGCCTATATAGCTAACCAAAATATGCAACTAAACCAACAGCGCTTGGAAATACAGCAACAGCAAATTAAGTCATTAGGTGAAAAAGTACATCAGCAAGAAGAGCAGACATCTGAATTGGGCAAAACTAAGAAAGCAGATAATAAATGAAAGCAGATTTAACAAATATCAATCATTATCCGGTAGAAAAACTGCTTATAACGCTCCGTAAATACGATGAGTTGGTTTTTCCTGAAGCTGACTATTTCATTGAGTTATACCCTGAATACAAGAACAATTGCATCAAGTTATTAAAAGAATCAGGAGTTGATGTTACAGAAGTTCAAAATACAAATTTATTTGAATATTGTGAGATACAACTTGGAAAATTAGTTAAAGATGGCTTAATAAAGCAGTGGGAAAAACAAGAGGCTGTTAATAGAGTTATTGAAGCAAGTGACAATTCGCCCTTAATTCTTTCTCATAAAGTTTATACTCTTACAGCCAAAGGCCTTGATTTTGCGTTGAAGATAGAGGCTCACAATGACACAAATACTCATAACAAGCTGACTAGACAAATAGGTCTGGCTTCATTTTTGATAGCATTTTTATCTTTAATGGTTTCGGGCTATCTAACGAATAAAAACATTACTATCAGTGAAGAAAGGCTAAAAATATCACAAGCTAGAATAGAGACATTAGAGAAGCAGCTTCTAACTAATTTTTCTAAAGAAGAGCTTATGGAATCGGTTCTAGAAATTGTCGAAGAGCAAAAACAAACTGCTCAGAATGAGTCAACCAAAGAGACTCCACCATTTCAGAACTTGAAAGTTGAGGAACAAACAAAAACTCCCAACTAATTCTCATTTTTACTAAAACCCTTTAATTTAGCCCCCCAGCAAATAGCGCCACACTGGCGCTATGAAAACACAAAACTTTGCCGACCTTACCCCGAATTACAGCCGTGCGTTTTTATTTTGCATGGACTGGATATATGAGGCAGAAGGAGGCGACTCTGATCATAGCGCCGACAAAGGTGGGCGAACGCGGTATGGCATAAGCCAAGCTGCTTACCCGAATGTTGATATAGCTAATTTGACATGGCCTCAAGCCATGCGCATTTATCATCGTGATTTTTGGCGTGGTAGCCGTGCTAAAGAACTGGCTGAGTATGGTTTATATGAATTAGCTATGTTGCATTTAGATTCTGCTATTAACCATGGCGTGCCACTGGCCAATATGCTTTTGCAGCAAGTATTGCGAGTAAAGGTTGATGGCATATTGGGTTCACGCACCTTTGCTGCAGCCATTAACGCAAACCAAACTAACTTAATGGTTGACTACTTTGCACGCCGCGCCAGCAAATACAGCCGTATTGTAGTTAATGATCCTAGCCAAATTGCGTTTTTATTTGGCTGGCATCGTCGCTTATTTAAGCTTGAAAACCGCATCGAGCGCGTTATTCGTGAACTTAAAATGAGTGAGGCAGCATGAAAAGTTATCCTCACTACGTTAAGCGTGGTCGCGAAGCGCGCATTACTACTTACCAAAATGGTACCAACCCAGACCCACAGAGCATTTGCCCTGTGGGCGACCCCACTTTAGTTAATGCATTTTTAAAAGGCTGGCACTCAATTAGCGGTGTTCGCCTTGAAGCCGAAGCCCGCATTGCAAATACAGCAAAAATAAACAGGAGTAACCCCCGTGGATGAATATGTTAAGTGGTACCCGTGGGTACAAGGTGTAGTTTTATTGGTGTTTTTTGTGGTGGTGTATGCACTTAAAAAGTCATTTGCTAGCAAGGATGATGTGTCTGCACAAGACAAGCGATTGCAAACGGTAGAGCAAACGTATGTGAAGAATGAAGATTTTGCTGAAGTCAAAGCGGCTGTTCAACGCATCGAAGTTGAGGTTAAAGACTTACCTCAAAATGTCAGTGCGTTAAGTAAAGAAGTCGCCAAGCTACAGGGTGAAAATAACCATTTACATGATCTTTTAAAACGCATTGAGCATCCGCTTAATTTGATTGTTGAATCAAAAATCTCCGGTAAACAGTAATGCGAAATGAGCATGAACTAGAGCTGTGGAGTGTACTTTGTTTGGTCATCGCTGGGTTCTTTTTTTTCATGTACGTGTGTTTTTGGCTTGTTTTTGCGTTTGGCCAATTTGTTATTGCGTTTATTTATGAGCGCTTTTTTAAGGGTGAGGACAATGAAAAACCTATTTGATGCTGATCAGCGTTTAGTTATTTTGCGCGCCTTAAATGAGGCGGCAGGTTATAGCGCTAACTGCAGTATGTTGAGCTGTGTATTAGCAACCTATGGCCACAATATTAGTCGCGATAGAGTGCGTGCCCATATGCGCTTTTTAGAAGATGTGGGTTTGCTCACTATTGATGTGGTGGGCGATAAAACCTTAGTTGCACGAATTACTGAGCAAGGCGCTGATGTTGCCACTGGCCGTAAGTCGGTTGACGGTGTTAAGCGCCCAGCACCAGGAGGCAACTAACATGGCACGCGGCAATAAGATTGAGCGCTTACCTGAGCATATACGTGAAAACTTGCGCGAGATGCTAGGCACTAAGCAATACACTTGCCAGCAAATTGCCGATGCGATTAACGACGAACTGGCGAACATAAGTGGTGAGCAAACCGATGTTGAATCAATTGATGACAATACGGTTTGGCGTGAAAAAAAGCGTATTGAACAAATTAGCCACGATATTAAACAAAGCCAGGCTTATGTTGAGGCGCTATCGAAACAATGCGATTTATCGAGTATTGGTGATACTGGCCGAGTGTTAATGAACCTACTGCAAAGCGCTGCATTTAAAACGACCTCTAATTTAATGAGCCAAGAAGATCCGATTGATCCTGAAACGCTTGGTGATTTGGTTTTAAGTATTAGCCGGTTGCAACGCAGTGCAAACTATAACGCCGACCTAGAAAAACAAATTGCAGAGAAAGCCCGAAAACAAGCGTTAGCCGAGGCACAAGAGCAAGCAGAAAGTGCGGCTAAAACGGCAGGTTTAAGCTCTGGCAATATTGATTTAATACGCCGTGCCATTGCTGGGGAGCGTTTGTAATGGCAATGGACACACAAGAGTTAACATCGATTTTATTACCGTACCAGGCTGAATATGTTTGGGACCAGTCGCCCGTTATCATTTATGAAAAGTCGCGCCGGATTGGTTTAAGTTGGGGCGAGGCTGCAGCGAGTGTACTTGATGCTGCGGCAAGTAAAGCAGCTGGCGGCATGGATTGCTGGTACATCGGTTATAACAAAGATATGGCCGAAGAGTTTATTCGTGACTGTGCGAACTGGGCTAAAAGCTTTAACGAAGTGTGTGATGACGTAAGCGAAGAGATTATTACTGATGAAGGTAAGGATATTCTTACTTATGTAATTCGCTTTGCCAGTGGCTTTCGAATTATTGCGCTGAGTTCTCGGCCATCAAACTTACGGGGTAAACAAGGCCGCGTGATACTTGATGAAGCTGCATTCCACGATAATTTAGATGAACTTATTAAAGCCGCTTTTGCCCTGTTAATTTGGGGCGGTAAGGTGCGCATTATCAGCACACATGATGGTGAGGAAAACCCATTTAACTTACTTATTAAAGAATGTCGCGCAGGGAAAAAACCATACAAGGTTTACCGCACAACATTTAGAGAAGCGCTAAGCCAAGGCTTGTATAAGCGTATTTGTGCTATGAAGGGCCTAGAGTGGACTCAAGAAAAAGAAGATGCCTGGGCGCAAGAAATATACGACTTCTATGGTGATGGTGCGGCAGAAGAACTTGATGTGATCCCAAGTGCAGGCGGTGGTGTTTACATTAACCGTATGCTGGTTGAACGTTGCCAGCACCCAGATAGCAAAGTCGTTCGCTTAGAAAAGCCTGATGATTTTGTTACGAACCCTGAGCGTACTCGCATAATTGATGATTGGCTGAAAGACACAATTAAACCGTTAATTGATGCCATGCCAGGTAAACGAACTGTGTTCGGGCAAGACTTTGGCCGAAGCGGTGACTTAAGTGTGCAATGGCTTATGCAGCAAGAAAGCCCTACTAAATACCACACACCATTTTTAATTGAGTTAAGAAACATTCCGTTTGATTGCCAAGAGCAAATTACCTTTTACCTGCTTGATAATGTGCCGCTGTTTTTTCACGGCAAATTTGATAGCCGAGGTAATGGCCAATCGTTGGCAGAAAAAGCCATGCAACGTTATGGCGAAAGCCGAATTGATTGCGTGATGTTATCGCGGCCTTGGTACAACCAATTTTTCCCAAAATATAAAGCTGCGCTCGAGAGCAAATTAATTACCGTGCCTGAGAGTGAAGATGTAGTGGCTGATCATCGGCGCGTTATTTTAGATAAAGGCCAGCCAAAAATGGATGATGGCCGCGACAAAGGCAGTGATGGTAAATGGCGACACGGCGATACTGCCGTTGCGGGTGTACTGGTAAATGCCGCCACTTTGGAAGAGGGCGAACCAGCTGCAGGTGTCAATGTGCCTAAAGCTGAAAACTCAATGAATACCCGACCATCTCGCTTGCAAGGCCGAACACGTGCAGGCGGTTTGTTTAGACGAGCAATTGGCTATTTGGCTCCAACTAACAAGGTAACACTTCAGTACTTTAACGGCTCTGAATGGATATTTATTGGCAACTTTAGAAATGAGCAACTTGCTTGGATTAGTTTAGGTGGTGATGACTTCAACTATCGAACGATAAATGAAAGTGGCCAAGTGCTAACAGACAAGTCTGGGTAAAAATCAAAAACTAAGGGTGACGCTCTCAGAGCGATTTTAAGCGTTTGCAATGTGTTTTGAGTGCCATTGCACGGAAAATTTTATTTAGCGCCGCCTAGGCAAATGTAAAAGATTTACAAAAGGGTTAAAAAGCTATGTTTGGTTCAAAAAAGCGCAAGGCAAAACAAGAGGCAGAATTTGCAGCAAAAATTGCGGCAATTGTTACTGAAACAATTGCAAGCAACACTGCTGCAAATGAATCAGCTACCACATTTAAAGAAGCAGCAGGTGCTATGGCTGGCTCAATTGATGCTGATGACCACTTATATTCAAAGCTATCTGGTGATTCTAATCGTAACTTAAGTGGGCCAACACGCGCACGCATGAACAAAATAGCGCCTTACCTTTGGCAAAGTAACATGATTGCTAACCGTATTATTGAGTTACCGCTCGCGTATTTATTGGCGGAAGGCGTAAAAGTCACGAATGATGATGAAGACTATCAAGCTGTTATCGATGCATTTTGGACGCACCCAATTAATAACATGGCTATTAAGCTTGAAAAGAAAGTGCGTGAGCTGTCGATATTTGGCGAGCAGTTTTACCCTGCCTTTGTAAACCCGCTTAGTGGCGAAGTGCAATTAAGCTACCTAGACCCAGCACATGTTGAGGAAGTTATTTACGACCCTCGCAATCCAGAGCAACCGGTTGGTGTAAAAACCAAGCGTATGACAAATGGCCGACAATACATTTATAGAGTGATCATCAATGGCCCAGAATCGGTGTTTACCAAACAAACGCAGCGATTACGTGAAGGTTTTAATGATGGCGATATTTTTTATTTTTCAATTAACAGCTTTTGCGCCCACGGACGGGGCAACTCTGATTTAACTGCGCAGTGTGATTTTTTAGATTTATACGACGACTTTATTTTTGGCGAAGGCGATCGTGCTGAAAACTCCCGGGCGTTTGTGTGGGATGTTACTTTAAAAGGCGCTGACCAAAATAAAGTAAATGCCCGAGCTGCAGAAATTGAAAGCAACCCGCCAAGACCAGGCTCAGCAAATGTGCATAACGATTCGGAAGAGTGGAAAGCAGAAAGCCCCAACCTAGGCTCTGGCGACACCGAAGCCTTAGCAAAATTATTTAGGAACCACATGTTAGGTGGTGCGACTATGCCACCAAGTTGGTTTGCTGATGGGGGGGACGTTAACCGTGCGAACGGCGAAGCCATGGCCGAGCCGACATTTAAAATACTTGCTATGCGCCAGCGCTACATTATTTACATGCTGCACGAAATAGCGACCTTTGTTATTCGCCAGTACTACACAGCAACCATGGGCATTGAGCCTGACCGCATGGTTGAAACCGATGTGTTTAAATCAAAAGTGGTGATGCCAGAAATGACCGCTAAAGATATAAGCCGTTATGCTGCTGCACTGCAGCAAGTTGTGGTTGCGGTAAACCTTGGGATTACGCAGGGCATTATGACCGAAGAAACGGGGTTAAGTGTGATTGCATCAATTGCGGATCGATTAGGTGTTGAGATTGATCCTGAGCAAGAGCTTATAAACGCGCAAGCTGCTATTGCCCAAAAAGCAAAAGACCAGGTAAAGGCCGACACCTTTAACGAGTTTGATGGTGCAGACGATGCAGGCGTAGATGATGACACCGAGTGAACGCACCAAGGCCTTTAATAAAGCCCGTACAGCGCAGCTCAAAGCGCTACTTAAAAATAAGCAGGGGCTTTGGGATTCGCTATTGCGTTTGCTTGAGCTAGCTGAAGAAAACACGCAAACCATTTTACAAGGGCAGCCGACAGATTGGCAGCAATGGCACTATGGCAAATTGCAGGGGCAAATTAACCAGGTGATGCTTGAACTGGGTGAGCGAAGCGCTGCACAAATTAAAGCTTTTTCACAAACCACATGGGTAGCAGGTATTAATTTAATTGATGCGCCCCTTAAAGCCGGTGGTGTAACGGTAAATGCTATGACGCAGCTTTTACAGCATCGCCAGCTTGTGGCCATTGATAATTTTATGGTTGACCGAATTAAAGATGTGTTAAGCGGTAAGGCTGATTATATTCGATCGCAACTTGGGCTTGTGATGATGGGGGCGCAAGATAGCGAAACCGCTAAAAAAGCCATAGCAGAAAGTTTAGGCGAGAAAAAGATGTGGCGCGCTAAGGCGATTGTAAACACTGAGCTTAGCCGCTTGTATAACACAGCAAGCCATATGCGTATGAACGAAATTGGTGATGCAGTACCAGGCATGGAAAAAGAGTGGCGCTTAGGTCGGCGTAAAGAACACCGCGTTAGTCACTTGGCCGCAAACAATACTCGCGCTGCAGCAAATGAACCTTTTACTATTGGGGGCATTAAGATGATGCACCCTCATGACCCCAAAGCGCCAGCAAAAGAAACAGTCAATTGCAGCTGCTTTACGGTGCCAGTGATGAAACACTGGGAAGTTGATAAGACACGTGCAGTAATAGAATAGGCTGTGGTATTTTAAAGGGAGTTTAAATAGTTTAAAACTTAAGGATGACTGTGAAAGAATACGATAAAGAACAGCAGGAAAGTAATTCAATTGAAAATTGGCATAATGCGTTTAACTTATTACTAATAGCGACAATCATTATCCCGCTAGCTTTTCTTATTTTTCAAGTTGCATTCACTTGGAATGAATTTGTTGTTGATTGGCGTAAAATAGAAAATTGGAATGCTGTCATATCTATGTTCGGACTGCCAATTGGGTTGTTTACAGGGTTGGTTGCACTAACTACTTTGATTGGTATGTACCATCGTAGCTTGCAATTATCGGCACAGTTAACAAAAGTAAGTAAGCAGTTGAGTTTAGCATCTAACCAATTTAAGTTGGCTGAAAATCAATATGAGTTAAACTACACAAAAGAAAATTTTGTTCTTTATTGTGAGCACAGGAAACAATTTATTGAAAGGTGTCAGAGTGTTTTAGATGGTGTTAACCATACTCCAGATGTAAAAAAAATTATAGTTGATTATGGTAAATTTTATGACTTGCTATTCCCTGAAAACTCACCATCAGCGATACAAAGTTTCTTTATGGTTACATCTAGAATAGCAAACGACTTTAAGCCAATAATTCCTCAAATTTTAGATGAAGTGAATAAAATTGATAATAGTTTTTTAATTAACTATATGAATGGAAACATTGAAAAAGAAGATAATTATTTTCAAAGAATAGCTTCATTTTATAGGGATCTTGGCATTTTCATTCAAATAAGTCATTTTGTAAAAAAAGAGGATGTTTATGAAAGTGCAGATTTATTTCTACAAGCTGTTTTTGAAGCTAGCATTCTTATCTCTCGAGTAGGTCTAATCATGCCATCTGACGTACAAATTATCCTCGCTGCCCTAGAGGATAAAGAAAAGGAGATTGAAGCTTATAAACTTTAATATCAATTTTCCTAAAACCCTTTAATTTAGCCCTTCAACAAAACCCCTTACCTTAAAGACTCATTAGCCATATTCACAACCATTGAGGGCAACATAATGAGTCTTTTTGCTTTACTTACTAAAGGCCATGCTGTTTTAGAAATTGCATCTAAAGCGCTTGAGCTATACGAAGAAGTCGTTGACTTAGGCGACGACAATAAACCTAAAACCGATGAACGTGGCAACACGCTTACCAAAAAACAAACCCGCCAAGTTAAGCCAGATGAAGTGTTCGACTATAAAGTTGAACGCGAAACAGGCGTTGTTAAAGCGTTAACTAAAGCAGGCCAACGTGTTGAAGGTGTACTTGCTGTTGCAGACCTTGCTAAAGCCGTACTTGCCAGTGATGGTGAGAATACCAGTGAGCTTGCACACGCCTCTGATGATGCTGCTCAAGCATTGTTAGCTAAAGCAGAACAAGAAGCGGCAGCAAAGGCAAAAGCAGCGGCAGCTGAAGCTGATGACATTATTGCTAAGGCCAAAGCAGAAGCTAAAGCACTATTAGAGCAAGCTGAAAAAGACGCAGCAGCAACAAAAAAAGCGCCAGCTAAAGCTGCGGCTAAGTAAGGGGCTAAATTATGTTGACCCTTTTACCAACAGGAACCGGCTTTTTAGGCAATCGCGCATTTGTTGAGGCTAAATCATCTGATTATCACGATGTGATGACGCTTGTGACTGCAGAGCTGCGTAAGTTGCTGGCAACTAACTCGCGTGATAGCTGGGTTGATATTACGGCTTTTTATGCTGACAAAGTGGTGGTTCGTAAAGATGGCCGCTACTGGGCATACCCTTATGCGGTGAGTGAGTTAAATCAGGTGACGTTTGAAAACGCCATTGAAGTCGTCAAAGAGTATAAGCCCTCTGACGTGGTTAAGTTAACCGAAGCCTGGTATGACGAAACTAAGTTTATTGAAGCCAGTAATGTTAAACCTAGTAAGTTTTTAGTGACCTTGATTGAGGTGGGTAAAAGCTTAAATGGTGTTGACTATCCTGCCCACGTTCTGCGTGAAGCAGCTCCTTTGTTTAACGGTGCTAAGTGCATGGTTAAGTCTGATGACGACCATCTTAAAGGCACTGCCCAACACTTTAATAACCTAATTGGCCAGTTCAGCAATGCACAATTTGTTGAAGGTGTTGGCGCAGGTAAAAAAGGTGCACTGCAGGCTGATTTAACTGTGCTTGAAAGCTCGGGTTATGCCACTAAATTGCGCGAAGCCGTTGATAACAATATGCAAGACCTGTTTGGTTTAAGTATTGATGTGGATGGTACGGCTTCTGGTAAAAAGGGCAGCCGCACAGCTAAGAAGTTCCTCAAAGTTAATTCCGTCGATTTGATCATGGTACCTGGTGCAGGTGGTCGGATCGTGTCATTTAAAGAAGCTCATAATCAAGGCAATGTCATGAATGAACAACTAATGCGCCTAATCGAAGCGCTTAAAAAATCGAACCCTCAGCTTGCAGCATCTGTGACAGCTGAAGATGATGAAACAGCCATTGTGCAATTAACTGAAGCACTGGCTAAACACGGTGCCCCTGATGCAGGCCAAGGTACAGGTTTAACACTTGCAGACGTAAACAAAGTGATTGCAGACAGCCAGCGTTTGGTTGAAGCAAAGCAAAGTGCTGTGGCTTTAATTAATAAGTCGACTTTGCCAGACGCCGCCAAAACGCGCTTGGTAGAAAGCGTGCAAAGCAGCGAAGACGTAAGCACTGATAAGGTGCAAAAGCTGATTGATAGTGAGATTAGCTATTTAAGTAAGTTTACTGAGTCAGGCAAAGTGAACATGCCAGAAGGCGCGCAATACTCCGATAACCCAAGCGGTGTAGAGCTGCTTACCGCACTATTTGATCCGGCTAATAAAGACGTAGTGAGCTTAAAAGAAGCTTACATTGATTTGACGGGTGATAAGCACTGTACAGGTCGTTTAAACGACTGTAGCCGCACGCGAATGGTCGAAGCGCTTGATAGTGATAGCTTACCGAATGTGCTGGCCGATGTAATAAACCGCCGTGTGGTTGAAGTGTACGGCAGCTTAGAAAAATACCAGTTATGGCGCAAAGTGTTCCGCATTGGTACTGCAACTGACTTTAAAGATCAGAATGTGACTGAATGGGGTGGCTATGGCGACCTACAAGATGTGCTTGAAAGCGGTGATTACCAAGAACTTGCAAAACCTACCGATAGCAACGCGAAATACCGTGTGAGCAAAAAAGGTGGTATTGCAACCATCACTATGGAAATGATTAAAAATGATGACCGCAACATCATTACGCAAATTCCTAACAAGCTGGCTCGTGCCGCTGCGCGCACACTTAGCAAATTTGCGTGGGATTTCTACCTAAACAACCGCAATGCCCCTGATGGCAAAGCACTGTTTCATGCTGATCATAACAACTTGTTTAGTGCTGCACTAAGCCAGGAAGAGTTAATGGTGCATTGGCGCGCCATTATGAACCAGCAAGAGCTTGATACTGGCGAGATGCTAGAAATTGAGCCAGCGTTCTTGTTGTGTTCGCTGGGTAATGTGGATGCAGCCTTTGACTTGTTCCAACGCTTGCAAAACAACGACAAGGGTTTTGCGCAGCAATTAAACCTTGAAATTCTGCGTGTGCCTGGTGCGACTGATCCAAATGATTGGGGCTTAATGACCGACCCTAGTGAGCTTGCCAACTTTGAAATGGGCTTTTTAGACGGCATGGAAAACCCTGAGATTTTCACGCAAGACATGCAAAACGTGGGCACTGTGTTTACGAACGACCAAACCACGATGAAAATCCGCCACATTTACGGTGGTCAATGTACTGACTACCGTGGTGCGACTAAAGCGCTGGTTCTTTAATTCCTTGGTTCCTCTGGTGATTGGATGACACGGTTGCGCACGGATGCGCTTTATAAGGTGTTTTAACTATGTACGCAGACAGACTCCCAGCTTATGTACAAGACCAAGCAGGCATTTTAAGCGCTGATGAAATTGCCAGTGCCTATGCCGATATGCTGGCGAAGTACCAAAAAGATACGGGTAACGTTGAGATTTCTGCAGAGCATGTGGATGCCTGTTTAAAACTCGCAGCGGCAAGCTGCATTGATAAGTTGGCCACGTATTACGCCAACGATGATAACAGTACGATTTCAAGCGATAGCGTTGACCACGGCACTAAAGCCGACAGTTTCAGACGCATCGCCAACGGTTACCGCAGCCAGTATGCGGCGGTTGTCGTTAATGACAATAAAAGCAGTGCGCATGGTAAGGCTGTGCAACTGCCTAAGCGCCAACGGTTGCGCTAATGCCTGTACGAATTACAGCAAAGGGCTTTGATGCATTGACTGAGCTTTGGCAGCACTCACCGGCAATGGTGCAAGAGCAGCTCTTGAGCGCAATGAATGAGTCGGTGGCTTACGCACAATATCAAGTAGTTAGTAGAACCCCTTTGGGTAGCGGCGATGGTGGCCACTTAGCCGCCAGTATTAATAGTGAAGTTTTAATAAACCCAGCTGTGAGTATTGGTTATGTAGGTACTAGCAAGCTTTACGCTGAAGCCGTAGAGCTTGGCACTAAACCACATATGCCACCAATTGAACCCTTAGTGAATTGGGTTGAGGCGGTGCTTAGCCTTGAAGGTGATGAAGCAGAACGAGTAGCAACATTGATTGCATTGAAAATTAATGCGCGTGGTACGACTGGCAAGTTGATGTTTAAAGAAGGTCTTGAGGCCAGTGAGCCATATATACAGGCACGGTTTAACGAAGCAATGAAGTTGATGATTAATAAGTTGGGTGGCGCAAATGCTTAACCAGGTAAGAACGGCGATTTTGAATGTGCTCAATAGTGCAAATGTAGGCACCTTTTATAAAAAAGAGCGCTTTAGCAAAAACACTCAAGAGCTAAAAGCCATGTATGCCCAAGGTGACGTCATTAGTGGCGGGTATATCCGATTAAAGCGCCGTAAACGCCAAAACCCGTACGCCACTAGAACAACGGTTGCTTATACCTTTGATGTGGTTTTTTTAAAGAGCTTTGTAGATGACGAAGACAGCCAAGAGCACTTTGAAAATGCCATTGAATCTTTAGATGACGCATTTGCAGGTGATCCATTACTTAATGATTTGGTTGATGACCTGGACGAAGGCGACGACACAGGGCTGATTTTAGATGACCACTCACCAGTGATGTTTTCTGGTGTGTTGTGTCATCAGGCGCGTATGCGTTTAACAGTGAATGTAAGTAGTTAGGAGAGCAGCATGAACGAAAAGCCAAGCCAAGGCGGCAGCTATATAAAAGACTCCAAAGGTAAGTTGAAGCTCGTGGCCAGAACACAGCCTGAGAGCACAGCTAAAAAGCAAGCGAACAAAGTTGAAGACAAAGGTGCAAGCAAATGAAATGGTCACAAACCAGCCTGTTAGCGGCAATTGAACAAACGTATGGCACGTTGCCTGGTGCAATGCTTGCCATGCTAACTAAAGATATTGAGCTACGCCCTCTTGAAGGTGAGGAAGTTGAGCGCGGTTTAAATACGCCTTACTTAGGTGCTGAAGAAAGCATGTTTACGAATGAATATGCGGGTATCAGTTTTAAAGTTGAACTGGTAGGCAGTGGCACATTAGGTGTTGCCCCAGCGTGGGGACCATTGATGCGCGCGTGTGGTATGGCTGAAGTTATTGTGGCTGATACCAGTGTTGAGTACACACCAATTTCAGATGCGCCTGAATCAGTGGCTATGCACTTTCAGCTTGGCCGCAATAAGCACACCTTGTTAGGCGCCCAAGGCAATGTGAGTATTGAGCTTGAAAAAGGCATTCCTTATTTATCGTTCGATTTTAAAGGCCTTTATGTTGCGCCTGAAGATAACGCATTACCAACCGCCGACTTTAGTGCATGGCCTAAACCTATTCCGCTGGGCGCAGGACGCACCACTGACTTTGAATTACATGGCTTCGAAGTTGTGCCGTCGAAACTTAGCATCGATGCAGGCAACGAAGTGGAGTTTGATCCAACGCTTACTACGGCAAAGATTGAGTTTTTAGACCGCGCAATGTCTGGCTCGGTCAATATTGCTGCGCCTAATGTGGCTGATATTGACTTTTTTACTCGAGCAAAAGATTCGACAACCGGCAATCTGCAAATTAAGCACGGCCCTGCAGGTGGTCACCGCGTAACGATTAGCTGCCCTAAAGTGCAAGTGAAACAGCCTAAGTATGTTGAGCGCACTAAAAAGGCAGAGCTTGAAATGGCCCTAGCTATTTTACCGCAAACAGGCAATGACGAGTTTAGCCTGTTACTTGATTAATTCGTTTTAAAACACTTTTACACCAGGAGAAAACAATGGCTTTTTCAATTGTGACAATGCAGAACGTGCAAGTTCATCAGCCCGTTAAGTTTACCTTTGATGGCAACAGCCACGAGTTTACCGCTCAATTTAAGCTACTTGATGATGACGCAAACGAAGCACTTGCCGAAAGTGGAGACCACGAAATGATTAAGCGCGTGCTCGTTGACTGGGGTGATGACTTTGTTGATGAAAACAATAAGCCACTGCCATTTAACGATGACAATTTAGCTAAATGTTTAAAGGTGAGTTGGTGGCGTACTGCTGTGCTTGATGCCTACTTTATTGCAGTAGCTGTGGCTGGCAGAAAAAACTACTAGAGGCTGCCCGCTATTGGGTAGCCGACGAACACCCCGACACCAAACATTTACTTGAAGTTTTAACCCAGCAAAAAGCACCCAAGGAAGTTATTGACCAAGTAAAAGCGCAAAACAAAGAGAAACATTTTGATTTGTACAGCTGTAATGCTGAAGCAGTAAATGCGTTTTTAATGGTTGAAACACAATGGCAAGGAGAAGGGCGCGGCCTTGATTATGGCAATGCTGAAGTCGCTTGGCGGCTAGCTGGGTTAAACATTACCCCTGATATTTTTAAAAAAATTCAGGTGTTAGAAGTAGAAGCAATAAACGCAGCACGAGAGCAGCATGAGCAGATATAACTTAAGTTTAAAAGTACTGTACGATGGCAAAGCAATTAGCCAGGGTACGCGTACGAATACAAACGATATACGCTCGTTACAACGACAAGCGCAGCAGCAAGTTGCGCAAAATCGTGCGCTTGAGTCTAGTAATAATAGTGTTGCCCGCAGTTATACCAGCCTTGCCACCGCTGTTGGTGGCTTTATGGCTCTTAATTTTGCACAGCAGCAAGTGCAAAACATAGGTCAGATCCAACTACTTAATGCCCGTTTGCAAGGGCTAACCACATCAAGCCAAGAATACGCCCAAGTGCAGAATTACTTGATAGCAACAAGTAATAAGCACAACCAAGTGTATTCAACAATGGCTGATAGCTACAGCAAGTTGTTAACTCTGCGAAATAGCGGGATTGTTACCGATACTGAGAGTAAGCAATTGCTTGAAGGCATGAGTAATGTAGCTAGTAAACTGGGCGCTGATTCTACTCAATTAGGGCAATCACTTTATGGTATGGCTCAAGGTTTTAGTGCAGGCACTTTGCGTGCAGAAGAACTTAACCAAGTAACAGAGCCTTTACCTGGTTTATTGCAAAGCTTAGATAAAGCGGCGGGCCTTGTGTCTGGTGGATTTAGGCAAATGGTTGTTGATGGGAAAGTTAGCAGCCAGTTCTTTAAAGAAACGCTTATTAAGGCTTTTGATGATTATGAAGGCGCAGCACAAAGAATTGCAGGTACTATTCCTGCAGCGCTTAATCGAACTCAAACAGCCTATGAGCAATTAATAAACCGTATAGAACAACCAGTGAGTTTTGCACTTGTGCCGGCAATTGATGCTGCAACTACGGTATTAAATGAGCTGACTACAAATCAAGACTTAATTGATAATCTAACAACAGCTGCAACTGCGCTAGCTATTGTTATTGGTGGAAGATTAGCGACCAGCTTAACAGTAAGTGCAGCTGGCATGGCCAGAGCAACAATAGCTAAAGCTCGACTGGCTCAAGAAACGGTAAAAAATACAGCTGCAGAGCTGGCTTCAGCTCAAGCAAATATGCGTAAAGTGCAAACTTTGGTTGCAATGACTGGCGCGGCAAACGTGTTAGGCCCTGCAAAAGCACGGTTAACTGCTGCAACGGTTGCGCATACAGCTGCTGTGCGCAGTTCGAATATAGCAATGCGTGCACTAGGCGGCACTATGGGTCTTTTAGGTGGCCCTGCAGGTTTAATCATGTTGGCTGCTTGGGGGATTTATGAATTTGCATCAAATGCGGACGATGCAACTGATTCTGTAAATAAACTTAAAGACGCAAGTAAAGATTTAAGCCCATATGCAAACTTAACCGGTAAGCAAGCACAAGGCTTATTGTTGCTAGCTCAAGGGCGTTTAAAAGGAGCAATTCAGCTCGCAGATGAAGCAAGGCAACGTTTTAATAACCCGTTCTTAAAGGGTAAGTTTGAAGATGTTGAAGCAGCAGAAAAACGTGTAACAGATCTTAAAAATGAGATAGTTGCTTTACAGGCTGTTGTAGGGAAAAGTTCGACTAAGAAGCCTGAACAAGGCCAAAGCCCAAATGACCTTTCGGATTTTCAAAAAGCGAATGCCTCTTACCAGCAGCGCTTAGCCTTGCTTGGTAAAAACACTGAGCTAGAAAAACTTAATTATGAAATTGCCAGTGGTAAATACGCCAAGTTATTACCCCAGCAACAACAAGAACTGCGTAACCTTGCCAGCTTGATTGATGAGAAAAATAAGCAAGCTGATATTGAAAAAGACTTTACGCAGTTAACAGAAGACCTATTGACTGAAGAAGATCGTATTCGTCAGTCTTATACTCGTCGTACAGAGATAGCTAGAAATGCGCTCGATGAGCAAGGCAAAGACTCTGCACGTTATGCTGAAATTGAGCTACAGCTTCGCCAGCAACGTGATGCTGCATTAGAAAAGCTTGAATCAGACAAACAAGCGCGTGAAATACAGCGCCAGAATGAAGCCCGCCAACGTGAAGACCAAATTCGTCGCGATAGATATGAAACTGAAATTGCTGAGTTGCAAGGGTTTCATAGTCGCGTTGAGGCTGAAGAAGCTGCACATGAAGAACGTAAACGCGCTGTTCAACTTAGATATGCAGGTAACTATGGCCAAGTAGTCCAGCAGTTTGTTGATTTTGATCGTGCCAGTGGTAATGACCGTGTTGCCATTGGTTTAGAAATTGGTGAGAACCTAGCTGGCCAATATGCAACGCACAGTAAAAAGGCTTTTAAAGTTCAGCAAACACTGAATATTGCTAAAGCTTTAATGAGTACTTATACAGCTGCAGCTGCGGCACTTGAATTGGGGCCAATTGCTGGACCAATTGCTGCAGGTGTGATTACTGGCCTTGGTTTGGCTCAAGTTAAATCTATAAAAGATCAAAAACCACCTGGTTTCCAATATGGAGGTTACACCAATAGTAACAAGCTGATTGAGATTGGTGAGCGTAATACACCTGAGCTTGTAGAGCTAAATGGTAAATATTATTTAGCAGGCGGTAATGGTGGCCGTGTGTTTAACCCTAGCCAAATGAAAGCAGCAGGAACACCAGGCACTGCAGCAGGCGCAACTAACGTAAATGTAGTGATAAGACTTGTTGAAGATGCAAGTCGTGCTGGCACATACGAGAAAACACGCTCAGAAAATGGCGACGAGCAAATCAACATATTTGTTGCTGATATTCGAAGCGGCGGCCCTATGTCTGAAGTGTTAGAACGCACTTATCCAAATCTGCAGCGCACGGGAACCTAAAATGATCAATTACCCAAGTTCGCTGCCTTTACCACGCTTAAAAGATGCAGCTTATAAGCGACAACCAAACATTCTTCGCACAGAAATGAGCACTGGCCGAGCACGCCAGCGCCGTAAGCATTTAAGTGTACCAACTCTTATGGAAGCAACTTGGCGCTTAAGAAAAGACGAAGCGACAGTTTTCGAGGGCTTTGTTGATCATGGAGTGAATTTAATTGACTGGTTTTTGATGGATATTTTAACGCCTCGAGGCG